TCACGGCACCCTTCGCTTCGTCACCTGCACCGCGAGCGGCGCCGCGGCGAGGTCCACCGTCGACGCGCTGACGTTCCGCGCCGTGACGCGCACGCTGTTATTGGACCACACGTGGCAGTCCAGCACGAAGGCGATGCTGCTGGTGTCGAGCGACGCGTCGGCAAAGTCGCCCCGTCGCGCGCCAGGCACCGTGACGTCGACATTCGCCGTCGCGCCGGGGCCAAGGCTCGGCAGGTCCCAGCTGGTCTCCAGCGCCAGCGTCCGCGTCCCGGCCGGCAGCGAGGGGCAGGCGTAGAGGATCGCCGGACCATCCTCCGGCAGGCCGTAGAGCCGCAGCGCCTCGAGCTCGATCTGCCCATCGAAGCCGATGATGCCGATCTGCGCGAAGGCGACGCCCGCGCCGAGCCGTACCGTTTGCCGCCGGTTCAGCGAGCTGTCCTGCATGACAGCGCCCGCTTGCCAGCTCTTCGAGGCGGTGTCCCACTGCATGGTGGTGCCCGAGGCCAGCACGTCCTGCGGCTGGTTCTCCCGCACCGTGCCCGCGCCGTCGAAGCAGCGCACGCAGAGCCGCCCGCCATCGGCGCCGCCGACCAGCCAGTGCGCGAGCGCGAATTCCTTCGCGTGCGTGGTCTGCACCACGAAGGCGACGCCGCGGTTGGCGTTCAGCAGCAGCCCCCGCCCGGTCGCGGCAATGCCGTCCAGCCCGTTCCAGGACAGCGCCACCATCGTGGTCTCGGTCGTCGTCGAGGTCGCGATGATGCAGGCGCCCTCCACGCCGATCTCGGTGTTGCTGTGGCGGAATGCGGCGGCGCGCAGGTTCGGGATGTTGGCCAGCAGCCGGGTCAGCCGCGACGCCGGCGCGCGGTGGCGGTTGTAGACGGCGTTGCCGGCGCGGGTCGCCGTCGCGGTGTAGTCGATACCGATGGCGTAGGTCTGCGCCCAGGCCACCTCGTACTCGCAGTCCGTGGCTGCCCCAGTATGCCGCGCCGCGATCGGCGAGCAGGCCTCCATGCGCATGCCCCGCGCGATGATCGCCGTCCCGCTGGTCTCGTTCAGGAAGGGGATGGCGACGTTCGGGTCGAGCTGGCGCAGCTCGAAGTTCGGCCCGTCGAAGATGTGGCGGTTGTGGTTGTTGTAGGCTCCGGCCTGGCGCGAGAAGCGCACGCCGTAGCGGTCGAGGGTGGGGTTGATCCCGGTCGCGCAGGCGAAGTGGCCGCCATAGTAGCGGATCGAGGTGTTCCAGGCCGTGGCGGTGGCGCAGTGCGCGTCGAGCCCGTAGCGGTTGTTCAGAATGCGCCCGAGGATCAGCGTGGTGTCCTCGAAGCCGCGGCCGTCGCCGAGCGTCCGCAGCCCGATCGTGAAGCCCGAGACCAGGCGGAGGTCGAGCAGCGAGGAGTCGAGGTTGCGGGCGAGGATGCCGATGTCGGCTTCGCTGGCCCAGTCGGACTGGATCTGCCGCGTGACCTGCAGGTTGAAGTAGAGCTTCTCGCTATTGCGGGTGGTGCCGCCTTCGCCGAGCGTCAGCACGGTCGCCGGCGCGTTGGCGGCGCCGGTGTACTGGATCACCCCCTGCATGATCAGGCCGCGGGCGCCGCCGCCGAGCGTCACGCCGGCATCGACGTTCCAGGTGCCGGGCGGGATCACGGCGAACTTCCCGTCCGCCGCGGCGCGGTCGAAGGAGGCCTGGATGGCGGCGCGGTCGTTCGCGGCGCCATCGCCAAGGCCGCCGAAGTCGCGCGGCAGCACCGCCTCGCGGTCGCGCAGGTACTTCGCCAGGTCGGTCTTGGAGATGTTCTGGCCGAGGACCATCAGGTCGTCGATGCGGGCGGCCATGTCGCCTCCTACAGCGCGGTCGCAGTGACGGGCCCGACGAGGGCCGAGACGTTGCCCTCGGCGGAGACGGCGCGGAGCCAGTACCAGCGGGCCTGGCCGGCGGTGAGGCCGGTGCGGTCCCAGGGCAGCGTGGTGGGCTCCGTCGCGAGCTTCACGGCGGCGGCGAGGCTGGCGCTGCTGGCCTCGAAGACCTGCAGCCGCACGGCGTCGGCCGGGAAGCCGCCCGACAGCCGCACGCCGCCGGTGATGCCGAGCGCGGCGGGCGCAGTGACGGCGCCGGGGATGGCTGCCTCCCGCCAGCCCGACACTGCCCCGCTGCGCGCCACCGCGCGCGCCCGGAAGGCAGTTGGCTCGGCGGTGGGGATCGAGGCTGCGGTCGCACCAAGGGCGCCGCCGTAGCCCTGCCAGGTGGCGACGGAGGCGGGGCGGAACTCGAGTTCGTAGCCCGCCAGGTAGGCGCTGCCGACCGCGGACCAGGAGACACCGAGGGTGGCGAAGGCGCTGCCGGTCGGCGTTTCGACGGTGATGCTGGCGGGCGCGGCGATCACCCCCGGGTTCGGCAGCACCACGGAGGGGCTGTCGCCGGCGGCGCGCTCGTCCACCGCCGGGTTCCAGTCCCACACCGCCGGGTCCTCCTCGGACAGGGTGAGGTCGACACCGCCATCCGGCGACAGCCGCCAGCCGGTGACCCGCGCCGGGAAGGCCCCAACCCGGTCGAGGGCGACGGTCACCCCGTCCCAGGGCCGCAGCCGCAGCGCCGAGAGGTTGGCCGGGAACGCCACCTCGCGCTGGCGGCGGATGCGCTCCAGCTCGGCCTTCATCAACCGCTGTACGGTCGCCACCGAGGTGGTCAGCGGGTACTCGAGGTCACGATAGATCTGCTCGCCGCCATCCTCGGCGACGTAGTTCGAGGCGAGCAGCGGCGGCGCGTCGGTCGGCTGCCAGTTCTTCGCCGGGTCGACGTAGACGGCCCGCACCCCGTTGAAGAGGTCCCGCCGCGGCCGGCTGCCCTGGATGGTGACGTCGCCGCGCAGGTCGTCCGAGGTGAGCGTCGCCGCCGGCAGTGCCGGCCCTCCAGCATGGATGAAGAACCGCCCGCCCGAGACCACCAGCGCGCCGGCCATGGCGGCGACCAGCTTGCGGGTGATGGCGATCTTGCCCTCGCCGAGCGAGACGCGGCCGTTGACGGTGTAGCGCCGCTCGGTGACGCCGGGCCGGGTGCCGATCAGCTCGTCGCAGATGTTGGCCGCGGCGATCAGGGCGGGGATGTCGATGTCGTCCCAGGACGCCTTCCAGCCGAAGGGCGCGGTCAGGTACCAGGCGAGGCAGAGCGCCGGGTTGTCGGACCAGCCGTTGGCCCCCGTCCGCGGGTCGAGGATCGTGTCGGCGCCCTCGACAAGGGCCGCGATGTTCGGCGGGCCGGAGGGGAAGGCCTCGGCGGTGATCTTGAGGCGGACGGCGACATAGGCGCGGCCTCGGCCGCGATGCTCGGCCGTCCATTTGCCGCCGGTTTCGGCGATCAGGTTGGCGTTCGCGGCTTGGTCGGGATCGCCGAGGTGGCGGTCGATCCGCACCAGGCCGGCGAACTTCGCGTCGGTCGCCAGCGTGTCGCCGAGCCAGACCTCGCCGATGGCGCGGAGGCGGTGTGCGGCGAGGACGACGACCGCGTAGAACCAGCCATCGGCGCGGCCGGTGTCGTCGGTGGCCGAGTGGATGAAGACGATCGGCCCGCCGACCTTGCAGCGGCCGAAGACGATCTGGTGCTCGGTGATCGGCTGGCGGAAGGACTGCGTTCGGCCGGCGCCAGGCGCGGTGGGGTCGTCCCCCGGGCGGAGCGCGGCGGAGGACGTCGGAGCGGTTGGCCGCTTGGCGGGGAAGACCGAGGCGCCGATCGTCGAGACCACGAAGGCCGCGCCGGCGCCGACGATCGCGCCGATGATGCCGCCGCCCACGGCGGCCGAGGCGACGCCGCCCGCGACGACGGCGATCAGGGGAACGGCAGCGGGCATCAGCCGATCCTCCAGGCGATGGTGCAGAGGGTGATCGGCGCGCGCAGCAGCCCGCGCGGCCCGACAAAGGCGACGCGGCCGGCGTCGAGCACCACGCCGAGGCGATCGGGATTGGGCGCGAGGACGACGTCGCCCATGCGGGCCCGCAGCGGCGCCACGCGCGGGAAGCCGGCGCTGTCGGCGGAGGCGGCCAGATCGGGCAAGACCCGAAAGGCTGGCCTCCCCCCTGTCACCGCCTCGACCGCCGCCAGCGCGAACCGCCCACAGTTCCAGCGATGGGCGTCGAAGGCGCGCATCTCCACCACCGACAGCAGGGCTGCCAGCCGTACCGCCCAGTCTGGCCGCCGCGTCACTGCGCGGGCAGCCGGATCTCCGCCTCCTGCAGGGCGGGGACGTATTCGAAGAAGCGGTCGCCCGGATACTCGGCCTGCTGGTCGGCGTCGGTGTAGCGCCGCACCTCGGCGCGCTCGAGGTCCACGAGGCGGCTCTCGCAGGTGAGCGCGACGCGCGGCTCGGCGCCGTCCGTCACCTCCATCGTGTCCATCAGCCCCGCCCAGAGCGGGAACGGGTCCGCGACGAAGGCGCCCTCGGCGTCGAGCAGCGCGCCCCACAGCCGGGCCGGGCGCAGCCGGAAGCTCCGCTCGGCCAGCGCGATGTCCACCACCTCCTGTGGCACCGGTGAGAGCGCGAGCGTCAGCCGCACGGCGCGCAGCTCGACCGTCTCCTCGACTTCGCCGACCGCGCCGATCGAGCCGACGCCCTCGAACACCTTCCCCGCCCAGTTGAGTTGGCCGAGCCCTGTCCAGGCGCGGAAGGCGCCGGAGGCAAAGTCGAGCTCGACCAGCACGACGGGGGCGGCGACCGGCGAGGTAGCGGAGGAAGCCGCATGCGGCGACAGCCGCGGCGTGCCGTGGGTGTCGGACACTACAGCGCCTCCTCGAGGCGGATGGTGATCGCCGTGAAGCGCCCCGGCCGGGTCGGGTTGGCGGCGTCGTCGTCAGAGACCAGGCGCATGGCGACGGTGGGCCTGGTGAGGACCAGCGGCTGGTTGATCAGCAGTGCCTCGCGCAGCGGCGGCGCGATCGGGATGGTCGCCGTGCCAGCGCCCGAGGCGGTGACCGTCTCCGTGGCGATGTAGAGCCGCCCCGCCAGGCCGATCAGGTCGCCGGCACCGACTGCGACGCCGTTCGGCCACCAGCCCTGGGTCTGGATCGCCAGCGCCCCGCGCGGCGCGCCCGCCGCCAGCGCGGGATTGCCGGAGCCCACCACGAAGCCGGTGCCGTCGGTGAAGATGGTGGCGTCGGAGTAGGAGAACGGCCCGCTCGGCACATCGCCCTGGCTGCGCGGGTCGCCGGTGCGGAACTCGCGCCGCCAGTCCCAGATCCGGACCGTGTTCACCGAGCCGGCGAGCGCGGCGAGCAGACCTTCGAGCAGGCCGGCGCGGACGCGATCGAGCGGATCGAAGGTCGCCTGGGCGACCCAGCGCGCGCCCTCGCGCCGCAGCACTTGGGTGCCGCGGGTGACCGGCGAGACGAAGCGCGTGGTGTTGTGCTGCAGGTAGAAAGTCAGCCGCGTCGGACGCAGCGCCTCGGGCCAGGCGTATTCGGTCATCCGCGCACCGTCTCGTAGGCGCTGCCGCCGCGGCGGATGGCATCGAGCGTCATGGCCGAGGCCTGCCGCGCGATCTGCCCGGCGAGCAGCCGCAGCCGCGCCTCGACGCCGGCGTCTGCGCCGCGCGCGTCGATGTTGATGGTCTGCTGGATGACCGGCCCGCCCGGCGCCATGCCGTTCGGCAGCACAGTCCCCCCGCGGTCGGGCACGAACCACTCGGGCCCGCGCTCGCCGACGATGTAGGGCTGACCGGCCGCGACCGGCCCGCCCTCGGCGCGGAACAGCCCGCCGAGCCAGGAGCCGATGCCGTCGAACCAGCTGCCAGCGCCGAGGCTGGTGAGCCCGGCCGACACGGCGTTGCCCAGCGGCTCGGTGATGGTGCGGCGCGCGATGATGCGGGTAATGTCCTGCAGCAGGCCCTGCATGACCTTGGACAGCTTGTCGCCGCGCACGATCGCGTCCTCGAAGGCCGAGGAGAACGCGAAGCCCAGCTCCCGCGCCGCCTCCCGCGTGCCCTCGGTGCTGCGCTGCAGGCGGCGCTCGGCCTCCTCCAGATCCTCCAGCGCGCGCTGCGCCTCCCGCCCGATGGTCTCGTCGGGGATCGGCCGGCCGGCGCGCTCGGCGCGCTGCACCAGGTCGCCGAGCCGCTCCAGCCGGCGCTGGTAGCGCTCATAGGCGGTCTCGTTGTCCTGGATCAGCCGCTCGCGCTCGCGCAGCAGGTCGTTCAGCTGGCGCTCGGCGTCGCGCGCCTCCCGCGCGCCCTCGGTGCTGGCGCGGCGCACCGCGGCGACGCGCGGCTCCAGCCGGCGCAGCGCCTCGTCGCGCTCCTGCAGCGCCAGCGTCTCGAGGCGGGTGCGCTCGGCGGCGGTGACGCCACCGGCCGCCTCGGCCTCACGCAGCCGGCGGACGCGCTCCTCGTACTCGCGGTTGATCCGGAAGCGGTCGTCGAGGTCGCGGGTGAGCTCCTGGACGTCCTGGGTGGCGCGGCGGCGGCGAGCGTCGGCCGCGGCCTGGCCGGCGCGCTCCTGCTCCTCCAACCGGCGGTTCAGCGACTCCCGCTCGGTGGTGTCGATCTCGGCCAGGGTCGCGAAGTAGTCGCGGCGCAGCTCCTCCAGCCGCGCCCGGCTGTCCACGCCGGCCTGCTGTTCCGCGGTGCCGACCAGGCCGGGGCGGATGCTGCCGCGGCGGACCGGGGCGCGCAGGCTGTCGCGGCCGTCCCCCTCGCTCTCCAGCCGGCCGATCTGCGCCGAGAGCGCCTCGGCCTGGCGGCGCAGGCCAGCGAGGCGTTCCTCCTCGCTGCGCAGCCCGGCGCCCTGGCGGACACTGTCCACGGCGCGGGCTGCCGCCGAGAGCGCCCGGGCGAGCGCATTGGACAGGCCGATGGCGCGGTCGAGCTGGCCGAGGAAGTTCTCGGTCGCCGCCGTCAGCTGACCAAAGGCGCGGCCGAGCGACAGCGGCGCGCGGTCGAGCTCGGCGCCGAGCCGTTCGGTGGCGCGCAGCAGCGCCGGGAAGACCCGCTCGGCGGTGAGCTTGCCCTCGGAGCCGAGCTTGCGCAGCTCGCCGATCGAGACGCCGAGCTCGCGCGCGAGGCCCTCGGCCAGCAGCGGCATGGCCTCGAGGATGGAGCGCAGCTCATCGCCCTGCAGCACGCCGGAGGCCAGCGCCTGGGCGAGCTGCAGGGTCGCGCTGCTGATCTCCTGGGTGGAGGCGCCGGAGACGATAGCGACGCGCTGCAGGCCGCCGACGAGGCGCACCACCTGGTCGGAGGTGGCGCCGATCTCGCGGGCGGCGATCGAGAAGCGCTGGAAGGCGTCGACGCTCTCCGACACGGCGACGCCGGTGGAGAGCGCGTTGCGGTACAGCGCCTCATAGACCTGGCCGGCGCGCTCGACCGAGCCGGTGGCGTTCTGCAGGCGCGAGAGGCCCTGGGTGAGCGCGTCGCCGGCCTGGACCAGGGCGCGGGCGGCGACCGCCACGCCGGCGATCTGGATGCCGCGGGTGGCGACGTCGAGCAGTTCGAGGGAGCGGGAGGCGCGCTCGGCGCCGCCCTTGATCTGGTCGAGGGAGCGCTGGCCGGTTTCGCCCACCTCGCGCAGCCCGGCCTTGACCCGGGCGGCGTCGTCCAGCGAGAGGCGGACCGAGACGCGGCGGGTGGCGTCGGCCATGTCAGATCGTCTCCCCCTCGCGGCGGGCGGCGCTGCCCTCGGCCATGCCGATGCGGACCGCGAGCAGCAGTTCGGCGGCTACCCAGCCAGCAGCGCCGAGGTCGCGCGCGGCGGCGAGCGCGCCGGCGGTGTCGAGGGTCAGGCCGGCCATGGTGACGTCCGTGCAGGCGGTGCCGGCGACCCAGCAGGCGTGGCCCTGGACGCTGGTGGGCGCGTGCGCGGCGTAGGGGCAGGCGTCGGCGCAGTCGCGGCCGAGGGCGGCGCAGCCGCGGCAGTACTCGGGCCCGCGGCCGAAGTGCCAGGCGGCGCGGGCCCTCAGCCGTTTCCCTCGACGGCCACCGCGGCGACGGGCGCCGTGGCGCGGTCCCAGAACGTTGCGGCGATGTCGTCGAGGTCCATCAGGCGCTCGACCGCCTCGGGCGAGAGCGGCAGCGGCTTGCCGGCCGCGTCGCCGACCCCCTCCCAAGCGGTGACGGCGTGCCGGGCGAGCGCCTTGACCAGGAAGGCGAAGGAGAGCCCCCGGGACATGTCGTGGTCGAGGTCCGGGTCGGCGATGCGGATTGCGGCGAGGCGACGCGCGGCGGCGGCCTGCGCCGCGGCCATTACGGCGGTCGTCACGGGCCGGATCTCGACGCGGACGCCGCGCGGCAGGTCGAGCCAGTACGGCTCGGCCGGGAGGTCGAGGGTGAGCATGGTGGGTGGGCTCCGGGGGGTTGAAACAGGCCGCCGGCATGTCAAAGTCTGACATGACGATGGCGGGAGGACGGAATGCCGAATGTCAGCCTAACGCCGGAACTTGAAGGCTTCGCGGAGCGCTGCGTGGCTTCCGGTCGCTATGGCAACGTGAGCGAGGTGATGCGGGCTGCGCTTCGACTCCTGGAACAGCAGGAGGCGCGTCGCGCGGCGTTCACCGAAATGCTCGATCGCACCGAGCGCGAAGCAGACGAGAAGGGCTGGCTTACAGCGGATGAGGTAGACGCCGAACTCGGTGAGGTCATCGCCAACGCCCGGGCGGCGAGGAAGCCGCGCTGAGTCCCCGAGCCCATATCGGCGCGGCAATCCTCTCCCCCGCAGCGCGCGCCGATATCCGCGAGGCCGTCGCCTGGATCGCCCAGGACAACCCACGGGCCGCCGAGGATCTTCGGACAGCGGTACGTCGCGCAGCGAGGAGCATCGCCGAACACCCCGAGATCGGACGCCACCGTCCTGAACTGGCACCCGAGACGGTACGCTTCCTCGTGCTGCGCGGCTTTCCCTACATCCTGGTCTACCGGGCCAGCACTATTCCCCCGAGGATCCTGCGCATTCTGCACGGCGCGCGTGACCTGCCTGAGGTGCTGCAGGACCTCGATCGCGGATGAAGACGACAAGCGCTCCCCATCGGCTCCTGGTTCAGCAGTTCAACGACGGAAGGCGGCGGAGACGATGAATCTCAGCACGCGCTCCAGGATGTCCTTGATCCAATTCCTCCGGAAGATGGCGCGTCAAGATGCGGCCCTCCTCCTGATGAAGTACGGAATTGTAGCTCAAGGAGACGAAGCGCAGGCCGCCCAGGAGATCGCCGGCTCCCTTACGGAGATCGTGCTTTATGCTGATATGGCAGCGCTGTCGGATTTGGTGCAGGAGCTGGCACGCACCCACGATGCCGTGCGCAGCACCTTCCAGACGAAGTACGTGCATGACCAATGGTGGGCCGAACTCGAACGATCTCTCGCGCTCGACGGCTACGCACGTGAGCCGGGGACGCGTGGCTCATCCGCCAGCGGTTTCGTCCCAATCGATCCTGCGATGGCAGGCACATCGGCGCCCGACGATCTACTGACCTCCTTGCTTCGCGAGGCGATCCCCGACGCACCTTCGGAGCTCAGCAGGCTGATAGACCAGTCAGCGGAGGCATTCATTCGGGGAGACTGGAACGGCAGCCTAACGTCCGCTCGCGTATTCCTTCAGAATCTCGCGCGTCGGATTGCAGAGGAAAGAAATGCTGCGTGTCCGCGCTCCTTCAATCCAGCGGTCTGGGGGCAGGTCGCGGCATACCTCCGGACGTCCGGCTTCATCGATGAGCAGGAAGAGCGCGGGATCTGCGGCGCTTTTTCATTCGCATCGATCGGTGGGCACAACCTCATCGGATTGACCGAGGAGGAGTTCGCCGTGTTCGGGAGAACCATGGCGTTCCGAGCATCGTACTTCTTGCTGAAGAGGCTCCTGGGCAGCCGCGCTCTTGGAAGCGCATAGCCGCGTCACGCGTACTCCGTCCCCGCCTGCTGGTTCTTCAGCACTGCGGTCATCATGCGCGTCGCCGTGGTGTTGAAGGCGGCGCGGAACTCGAAGCTCGCCTCGACGCCCGCAGGCCCCTCGATCGGTGTCTTGGCGAGCGCCAGGTAGACCTCGTGCAGCGTGAAGGTGAGGCTGCGGTTCGCGTCGATGGTGAACGCGAAGGCGAACTCCGCCGCCGTGCCGTTCCCCGCCTGCGTCAGCAGCGTGGTGTCCGCGAAGCGGGCGGTGATCTGGCCGGTGGCGCGCGCGATGCCGGGATCCGCGCCCTCGATCTTGCGGTCGGCGCGGATGGTGCGCACCGCCTCGACGCTGTTCGAGTAGGCGAGCCGCGCGCCGGTGACCTGCGCCAGCGCGGACCCGCCGCGCGTGATCGAGCCCTGCGCCTTGTTGAAGGCGGTGTAGGCCGCCGCGACCGGCGTGCCGCCGGAGGAGGAGCCCGAGCGCGTCGAGCCCTGCGCAATGAGCTTGATCGTCGCGGTGGCAGGCCCGGTCGGGCTGAAGTCGATCTCCAACGCGTCGGCGCGGACGCCGGCGCAGACGTCGTAGCTCGGCACGTCCGGATAGCCGATCTCGATCGCCTGCGAGGGCAGCGTCGCCGCGCCGGAGGCGAAGGTGTGGGTGAAGTTCGGGTTGGTGCCGGTGGTGGTCGGCGCGCCGAGCAGGAGGCGCAGCCAGTGGCCGATGTTGATCAGGTCGACCGGCACGACGACGTCGCCCTCGACGGTGACGGTGTCGAAGAACGGCGCGGCGGGATCGCGATTGCCGCCGAGGCCGATGACGTCGGCGTCGAGCAGCGGCTGCTCGGCGCCGAGATTGCAGGAGAGGAAGGGCACGCGCCGCCAGTTGCCCCCAGGCGCGGTGCCGTAGGTGACCTCAGGGATCATGAGCAGGCGCGAGTTCGCGCCGATGGCACGGGGCATGGGACGTCTCCGGGAGCGGGATCAGGCCAGCGGCGAGCCGGCCACGGTGAAGGACAGCGTGACGGGGACGGAGGCGGCGCGGGCGGCTGCGGCGCCTTCGGTCTCGGCGTCGTCGAAGGACGGCGCGCCGGGCTGCGCCCACTCGACCGCGCCGCCGAGGGTGCGATCGCCAGCGATCGCCGCGGCAATGTCGACCAGCAGCGCGTCGAGGATCGCGCCGGTGGCGGCGACGACCTCGACCTCCGCTCGGTGCTCGACCGCCCAGGCGAGCGGTGAGAGGATCGGGGTCTCCTCCACCGTCTCGCCGTCCCGCACCACCACGAGCCCGCCGGTGGGCAGGCGCTGGGGGACGGTCTCGTTGCGGAGGACCTTCGGGGCAGGGTTCCGCACGGCCAGGGCGGCACCCAGGCGGGCGGACAGGGCGGCCAGGGCCGTCTCGCGGACACTCATCCGGTCCTCGCCGTTTCGGCTTCCCAGGCCGCCACGAAGCGCCGCGGCAAGCGCCGCAGGGCGCGAAGAGAGGCGCCGCGCACGTCGAGCCGCTTGGCCAGCTTCACCTGCGGCAGCAGCAGGAACATCGGCACCATCCCCTGTTCGAGTAGGCCGCGCGCCCAGGCCTCGCGGCCCTTGCGGTTGGCGGTGCCGACCTCGGCCACGCCGCCGGCAATGAGGCGGGTGCGCCGCCGTCGGCCTGTCGCCGCGCCCTGGCGCAGCGGCAGGCACCAGACGAAGCCGCGCCCCGAGCGGAAGGGCCGGAGGAAGCCCTGGCCGGAGGCGACCATCTGCGCGGGCGTGACGCGCAGCCCCTTGTCGCCGCGGCCACGCCAGCCGCGTGCGGCGTTGAAGCCAGTGGCGATCGCGAGGAACCGCCCGCCGCCCTTCGGCCGGATCAGCGCACCGCGCTCGAAGGCGTCGATCACCAGCGGGGTCTTGCTCCAGACCAGGCCGGCGGCGCGCATCGACACACCCGTGCGCGGAAAGACCTGCGAGCGCCAGGCATTGGCGATGCCGCGCGCCTTGCCGCCGAGGGAGCCGGCGACCTGCTGGCGGAGCTCCCCCTTGAGCGCGTCGGTCTCGGCGCGCACGGCGCGGGAAGCGGCGCGCTCGCCGGCACAGACCTCCTCGGCGAGCGCCTTGCGGAGGTCGCCGACGATGGCGGTGAGCCGCACGGCCTACCGCCGGCAGAGCACGCGCCAGGCGACCCCGGCGGCGTCCCGCTCGGCGCTGTCCACCGTGAGCAGATCCGGGCCGATGGCGAAGGTGTCGCCCGCCTCGACCGCCGCCAGCAGGGCGATGCCGACCGTCAGCACGTCGGTCGCGCGCAGCACCGGCGTGTCGAAGGCATCCGCGACGCGATCCGGGCTGGAGCGCAGGATGCGAAGCGACATGGGCGCGCCGGTGCCCGCAGCGCGGTAGGTCGCCTCCACCCCGAGGTTCGGGTCGGCGGCGAGCACCGCCAGCGCGTCGTCGAACACACCCATGGCGGATCAGCCCAGCCCAAGCCACGAGGCGAGCTTCGCGCCGACCGCCGCGCCGACGATGCCGCCAGCCGCGGCCGCGCCCGTCGCGGGGATCGCCGGCGACGCGCCCGGCACTCCGCCGGCAGCCAGCGACAGCCGCGCCGTCAGGCCCGCCATCGCCTTGACCAGCTCGGTGACGGTGCGGGTCAGCTCGCGCATGTCCTTGTCGCCCTCGGCGAGGCGCCGCTCGATCTCGGTCAGGCGGGTGACGATGGTGCCGAGTTCGCGGTCGTGGTCCGTCATCGGGCGACCTCCCGCTGCCGCTGCAGCCGCTGGTGGATGGTCCAGGCCGCGACGCCGATCACCGCGGCGGCGACGCCCCACGGGCCGAGCGCCCGCAGGACCGAGGCCAGGCCGTCTGCGTGCGGCGCGAGCGTGGTGACCGCATCGACCACCGCCGCCGCCGTGACGCCGGCGACCACCGAGCCAGCGGCGGCGCGCACGGTGCCGCTATGAGCGAGGCCCGGCTGGACCAGCCCCGCCATACGCAGCCCCTCAACGATGGTCTCCGGTGCATAGGGCATGCCGCCGAGCTCATGGCGGATGATCGCCTCGACCAGCCCGCGCATGGTGGCGGCATCGTGCAGGTCGATCGGATCGTCGAGCCCGACCCCCAGCCGCGCAGCGACCGCCGCTTGGTAGGCGCGGGTGTCGTTCTCGCTGCTTGGCGCCCAGCGCGCGACGATGCTGCGCACCGTGCGCAGCCCGTGCCGGTCCTGGTAGCTCTGCAGCAGCAGGGCGAGGGCGCGGATGCCGTGCTGGTGCGAGCGGAAGCGGCAGAACCGCCCGTCCGAAGGCGGATCGACGAGCCCGAGCCACTTGTTGGTGGCGAGGTGCTCGATGTTCCCGGGGTTGCGGTTGCGGTAGCCCCGGCTGAGCTTCGGGTCACCGCTCATGCGCCGGACGCCGGGACGCGGTTGAGCCAGACGCGGACGGTGGCGTCGGCGGCGAGCGCGGCCTGGGTGGCGATGCCGATCGAGAAGTTGCCGGTGGCGGTGGTGGTGACGCGGCGGTTGGTGTTGTCCCAGAAGACCCGCGCGCCGGCGGAGATGGCGAGCGAGGGCTCCTTGGTGAGATCGAACACGCCCTGGGTGGCGGCCTCGATGACGGCGTTCTGCGCGCCGTCGACGGCAGCGACGCCGAACAGCGCGCCGACCAGGACGCCCTGGCCGGCGGTGACGCCGCCCGCATAGGGGACGGCGACGGCCAGGCTGTCGCCCGGCTGGACGAAGTTGCGCATGGTGATGGGGTCTCCAGAAACGCAGAAGGCGTCCCGAAGGACGCCCTCTGCGTGGGTTCACGATGGAAGGGGTGAGCCGGGATCAGGTGCCCGGATTGAACCAGGCGCCGCGCCAGTCGATGGCGCCGACGCCGAAGTCGAAGATCACGCTGACCTCAACCCCATCGACGCCCGAGACGGGCCCGGTGGTGACCTGCGGCCCCTCCGCGCCGTTCAGGTAGCCGTAGACGTAGACCGGCGCCGAGAGCGGATCGGAGAAGAGGTACCAGCGGTTGTTCTGGATCAGCGGCTCGACCAGCGGCTGCACGAAGCCTGCGAAGACGTTCGCGTTCGAGGTCTGCGTCGCCGCGACGCTCACGGTGAGCTGCCGCGCCGCGAGCTCCTGGTTCGGCCCGACCAGCAGGCGCATCGAGGAACCGATGGCGATCGGCAGCCCGTCGAGCGTCTTCTGGCGCATGATGGCGGCCCGGCCGGTGGCGAGCCCGCCGAGGTCGAGCGCCGAGCCCGCGCCCGCCTTGTTGGCGCGTGCCGCGCCGGTGCCGAACACCGCGGTGTTGCCGGTGGTCAGCGTCGGGCCGTCGCCGTTGGCCGAGTTCAGCAGCCCGTAGGCCGTGGCGTTCTCGAAGTCGGCGACGCGGCGGCCGATCGCCGCGGCGAAGTCGGTGAAGGCGCCGAGGTCGTCGTTCACCAGCATCGGCCGGGTGACGCGGATGCGCCGCGCGAAGGTCTGCAGCAGGACGATCTCCTGGCTCTCGGACATCGTGCCGGCCTGGATCTCGCCGTTCTCCAGCAGCGGCAGCAGGGTCGGGAAGTCGCCGACGCGGAGGTGCCGGTGCGGCTTGAAGTCGCGGAAGTCGCGACGGAGGAAGATCTGGCGGTAGGTCGGCTGCGCCGGCTGGTAGGCGGCGAGCAGCATCTTGTTGGCCGCCGCCGAGAGCAGCAGCGGGAAGTCGGAGGTGGTGTGGAAGGCGCGCTCGGCCAGCAGCGTCGGGTTGCGCGGCACGCTCCGCTCGCCGCGGGCGCGCAGCAGTTCGCCGATCATGTCGGAGGGGCGCCAGCCCATGAACTCGGCGTGGCGGCCATTCCCCTGCGGCTGGTAGCCGGGCATGGCGCGGGCGGCGAGCGCCTCGGCCATGGCGTCGACCAGCATGGCGGGATCGTCGTGGCCGGGGCCGGTCTCCGGCCGCGCGGGCACGGAGGGCTTCGGCGCCGTCGTGACCAGGAGGTCGAACAGGGCGCGGCGGACCTGGTCGGCCGACCAGCCGCGTTCGATCGCCTCGCTGCGGATCGGCGGGATGCGATCGGCCGCGACCAGGGCGCGGGCGGCCTCGATGGCGGCGTCGATGGCGGCGATGCGCTCGCGCTCCGCGCGCTGCGCTTCGGCGCGGACCGCGTCGAGGTCGGGCGCGGCGCGGGTGGGTTCCGGCACCGGGGCGCTGGGCGTGGTGGTCACGGTGGTCTCCTGGGTCGGGCTGGGCGGCGCGGACGGCGCCGGCGCGGCCGGGGTCTCCGGCGTCGTCTCGGGCATGATGGGTTCCTCGTCAGGCAGGGCGGGTTCGATCGCCGGCGCGGGGAGGCCCTGCTCCCCCTGCGCACGGACTGCGGCGTCCCGATCCACCGGGACCGGCACGACGGAGATCTCGAAGGGCTCCCAATCCACGGCGCGGTGGACGGTCTCGCCAGTCGCGACGTCGGGCCGCGGCTCGTAGCGGTGCACGCGATAGCCGACGCTCACCGCGCGGAGCGTGCCGTCGGCGATGCGCTGCCAGACGGGCTCGACATCGGCCGCGGCGGAGAACTGCAGCGTGGCGTAGCCGCGACCGCGCTCGAGGCGGGCGGCCGTGACGCGCCCAAGGACGTCACGCGCATCGCCGCGGCGGTGGGTGTTCAGCACCGGGGCCTGACCCGAGCGCAGCGCGTCCATACGCACCGCGTTCGGCGACATCTCCAGCTCCTCGGTGATGAGGCCGAGGGCGGGGACGAAGTTGCGGGCGCGGGCGCCGGTCGACCACACCACCTCGACGGTGCGCGCGGCACGATCGACGGTGGCCGGGGCCGCCAGCGCGCGCTGCGCCACGATCGGCATGGCAGGGGTCGCCGGCGCGGCATCGCTGCCGCCCGGCTCGGTCGTCTCGGTCATGCTGGATTCCTGCTGGCCGCCGCCGCTACGGCGCGGCGTAGCCCTGCGCGTTGACGTAGACCTGCGCGCCCGTGGTCAGGCAGGCGAAGTTCACTGCCGTTGCCGCCGTCCCGCGCAGCGGCGTCGGGAAGGTGATGTCCACCGGGGTCGCCATCGCCGCCGGCAGCAGTTGCCGCCAGATCACCGTCGCACCGTCCTTGATCACCACCTCCGTCGCCACCGTCGCATGCGCGTTCCGCAGGTCGATGGAGGTCACGTAGTTCCGGACGCCGGCGGCCGCCGCGGCCTTCAGCACGACGTCCGCCGTGCCGGTAATCCCGCCCGCGGCGCCGGCGTACTGCCAGTCCGCCTCCGGGATCGAGAAGGGCTTGTTCACCAGCGCGCCGATCAGCGTCGCCAGCAGGTCGATGCCCCGGCCGGTGGTCACCGCGGTCGGGTTTGCCGAGAGGCCGGTGGCCACCAGCACCGGCAGGGCGCCGTTCGTGTTGCGCGCCTGGCCACCCACTGCCGTCAGTGTCGGGGCGATAGTGCTCAGCACGTTCACCCCGAGCCCCTGGCCGGCGACCGACTGGCCGCGCCCGGCGGTGATCTCGGTGGTGAGCTCGGCGTAGTCCGCGATGGTGACGAACTGCACCTTCACGTCGGTGCTCGAGGCCGGCGCCAGGTTGCGCGAGACCGACGCCCAGCCGGTGTTGAGGTAGGCCCCGGAGAAGGTCGAGCCGACCAGGTCGAAGCTGTTCGCGTCGATGACCGTGATGGTGAAGGTGCCATTCGCCCCGGGCACGCCGGAGACGTCCGCGACCGTCACCACATCGTTCGTCGCGAAGCCATGTGCGGCCCGGGTGATCCGCACCAGGCCGGAGCCGTTGTTGGCGACCGCGGAGATGCCGTTGATGAACTGCCGGTTCCGCACCCGGATCCGGAACCGGTAGAGCGCATTCGGCTCCGGGATCTGCTGGTGGCGGACATAGGAATTCGACCGCGCCGCCGTTGTGTCGATCTGCCGGCCGTGGAACCAGCATTCGTCGTTGGTCGGCTCGATCTCCAGCACCGACCAGCCTGCCGGCGCCGTGGTTGGGATGGTCGAGGCGGAGGCGGTGACGAGGCGCGGCGCGCCCTCGCTCCCTACCTCGTAGTTCGCCAGTGTCGGGCTGGTGCCGTCGAGCCGCCAGGCCGCGGCGCTGCGGCCGTCCGGTTGGGCAGAGGTCGGATCGACGGAGACCAGCTCGAGCCAGACCGACTGCCCGGCGATGCGCTGGCTGAGGTTCAGCGCCGCCATGATGCGGAGCGGGATGGTGAAGGCGGTGCGGCTGGTCAGCACGATCTCGTCGTCGAGGGTCGTGCCGGTGGAGATGGTGACGGTGCCGTCCGCGACAGCGAGGACCATGCCACTGCCGCTGGCTGCGACGTCCCAGCGGGCTGGGTTGATCTCGGTCCCGTTGAAGCTGTCGCGGAACTTCTTCTGCATGCTCTTGATCTTGAGCATGTCGTCCGTCCAGTCGTAGGCGCCGGCGATCATCGGGGTTCTCCTGCGGCAGGCGCGGCGGCGCCGGTGGCGGCGATCTCGACGGCGGCCATCTGCGCCGCGTCCTGGGCGGCGCCGGACTTCGCGACGCGGCGCGGGTCGGTGTCGAGCGAGATGCCCGCCTCGTCGAGCAGGGCGTTGGCCTCGCGGATCATCTCCACCGCGGCGCGGAAGTCGTAGCCGAAGGCGCCGGCGGCCTCGGGCTGCGGCACAAAGCCGGCGCGGACCTGAGCGATCAGCGCCGTGGTGTCCTTCAGAGGATCGATCATCTCGTGCGCTGGCGGGACGTGGCTGACGCCGTCCGGCATCTCGGCGCCCCACAGCCCGAGCAGCGCACCCTGGGCGTGGAAGCGGTCCGCGATCGGGCGCACCAGCATCGGGATGAGCATCCCGTACTGCACCTGCTCGCAGAGCCGGCGGAACTCGATCTTACCGGCGCGCAGGGAGGAATAGTTCGCCTGCGTGAGGTCGCCGGAGACCTGGTCGTAGGTGAGGCCGGCGCCGACCGCGGCCGCCTCCAGCGCGCGGCGGGCGAAGGCCGCGTGGCTGCCGCCGCCGGAGGGGTTCACCACCTCCACGGAGCCCATGCCGCGGCGATACAGGATCATCCCCGGCTCGAAGCTCTCCACCGTCCGGCCCTGGGCATCGCGGAGCAGGCCGGCGGCGGCGCCGGTCAGCGCCTCGTCGCCCTCCTCGGTCACCACCGCCGCAAGGCAGGCCTCGATCTTGGCTTTCATCAGCAGGGCCGCCTCGTAGTCGCCGAGGTCGCGCAGCCGGAGCAGCACCGGCGCGAGCCAGGAGACGTCGCGCAGCTGGCCGGGGCGCCGCTTGCGGTAGATGTGCAGCACATCCGAGGCCGGGATGCGCTCGCTGCTCAGCCAGGTTGCGCCCGGCAGGATCCAGGCCGCGCCGGGATGCACCCGGTGCAGCCAGTAGCCGAGAGGCTGCCCGGCCTCGCCGAGCGCGATGCCCTGGACGGTCGGGGCGCCATCCACCATCCCGTTCCGCGCGGTGTCGAGGTGATCGCTCTCCAGCACCTGAAGCCGCAGCCCGATCGGGTTGGCGGGGGACGGCGGCACCATAAGAAATCGCACGAAGCACTCACCGCTCTCGACGACGGCGCGCATGACGAGCGCCTGCAGCCCGTAGAGGTCGAGCCGGCCTTCGGCGTCGCAGGCCGTGCTCTCCGCCCAGCGCCGCCAGGCCTCGGCATGACGCCCATCCGGCCAGCGCGTGGTGATGCCGGCGCCGACTGCGTTGCCGGTCCAGAGATCGACGATGCGGCAGGCATAGGGATCGTTGCGGACGGCATCGCGCGCCCGCCGCGCGACCGTCGTCGCGGCCATGCCGACCTCGGCTGTCGCGCTGCCGCCAGACGGCGCCCAGGCGGAGGCACGCTGGTCCTGTGCCGCGGCGTAGCCCCGCAGCGCGTTCCACGCGTCTCGCAGCCGGCCCATCACCTGGTTCCCTCGCGGGAGAAGCTGGCCAGCGTGACGGAGGGACGGCGCGCTGCCGTGGTCTCCGCCCCGCGCAGCACGGCGAGCGCACGGCTGAGTTCGTCGAGGCTACGGTACTCCACGGTCCGTCCGTCGAAGGTGACGCGCGTGGTGCCGCCGGTGTAGGCGGCGGCGAGCGCGGCGGCCCGGCTGCCGGCGGGCTGCGCCAGCGCCCAGGCGAGGACGGTCGGGTCCATGCTCGTCCTCCCTTTAGCGCAGCCAGCCCGAGCGGGGCGCGAGCCAGCCGCGCGGGCGATGGCTGTTTGGCGCGGCCGGCGGCGTCGACGGCGGAGCGACATTCCCGCCGGCGGGAAGCTCGCTCGTTTGCAGTGGGGCGTTGGCGACCTGCTCGCGCAGCTGCGCCCAGAAACGCTCGCCGTAGCGGTCCGCGCCGAGCAGCCAGAGCGCGGCCCGCGCCAGCACCGCGCAGTCCAGCGCCTCGTTCCTCTCGCGCAGCTTGGCCCATTCCTGCCGCGCGAAGCCGCGCCGGTCCTTCACCGTGTGGAGCTGCTCGGCGACGAGCTGCTTCACCCACTCCGCCTCGATGCCCTGCGGCAGGTGCACCCAGCCGGGCGGGAAGTCGTCCGCGTCGCCGCGGCCAAGCCAGAGCCGGCGATAGAGATCGGCCTTCCAGGTCGAGACCGAGACGGTCCAGAGCTTTAGGCCCCGGCGGAGCTTGCGGCCATCGACCAGCGCATCGACCGGCGTCGGGCCCTGGACCGGCTGCGCGCGGTTCCAGCCGTCCACGCCCTTGGTCGGCGCGATGCGCGGGTCGTGCAGCCGACGCAGGTGCCCGTAGACCGCTGCTGTGTCTCGCCCACCTGTGTCGACGCAGAGTCGGGCGATGCGCATCGCGCCGCCATCGTGCCGCGGCCAGTCGCGCGCTAGCAGCCTCGCCAGCGCGTCCCACGGCTCCCGCTCGCGCGGGCTGCCGAGGATCACGACGTGATCCACCAGCCAGGAGGTGTACCCTTCTGCCCAGCCCCAGACGTCGCACTCAAGGCGATCGTCCTGCACGTCCACGCCGGCCGTGAGGCACAGCGCGCCGGCGGGCACGACGCCCATCCGGAAGTCCTCGCGCCGCTCGACCAAGCGCTCCCAATCCGGCGCCTCGCCCCGCTCCTGCCAGGTCTCGCCCAGCACCGTGTTCCTGAAGGTCTTCAGGTCCTCGGGCTTGCCCTGCGCCGCCTCCCAATCCCGCGCGACCTGCTCCCACGAGTACCAGCCCACCGGCGCGTAGAGGGAGGAGATGTGGAACCCGACCGTCTGCGGATCTTCGGCGGTGGCGGTCGCCCGCCATTCGCCGCCGGCCAGCATGGCGGTCTTGTGGTGCTCCTCAATCGCCTCGTCGCAGGCCTCGCAGTGGTAGCGGGCCGAGCGCGGGTCGCCCTTCTCCCAACGCAGCCGCTCGAACCGCAGCCACTGCATCTCGCCGCAGTGCGGGCACGGCACGAAATAGCGCCGCTGGTCGGAGGCAGCGTATTCCCGCTCGATCCGGCTGCGGCCGGCGATGGTGGGCGTGCTGACCAGGAAGGCCTTGCGGCGCCAGCCAAAGGTCCGCGCGCGGGCCTCGGCCAGCGCAATCGGGTCGCCTTCGCCCTCGACGTCGCCGGGATAGGCGTCGATCTCGTCGAGGAACAGGAACCGCGCCGTCATCGAGCGCAGCCCGACCGCGCTGTTCGCCCCGGTCAGCACGAGGATGCCGCCAGGGAATTCCTTCGACAGCAGCGTGTTGCCGCTGTCTCTGGCGCGGGCCGGCGCGACCCTCTCCTTGAGGGCCGGCGTCTCCTCCAGCAGCGGGTCGATGCGCTGGCGCGAGAAGCGCTTCGCCAGTTCGACGGTCGGCTGCACCGCCAGCACCGGGGCCGGCACGTGGTGCAGGATGTAGCCGAGCCAGTTGTTCCCGGCCTCGGTGGCGCCGACCTGGGCGCCCTTCATGAAGACCACGCGCCGGGCGGGATGCACCGCCGAGAGCGCGTCCATCACCTCCCGCAGGTACGGCGTCCGGCTCGTTCGCCAGGGGCCGGGCTCGGAGGAGGCCCGGCTGCCGAGGATCCGGTGCCGCTCGGCCCATTCCGACACGCGGAGCTGCGGCGGCGGGCGGAGCATGCTCCCCGCCCGGCGCCGGACATGGTCACGGGCCCGCTGCCCGATCTCCGCCGAGGCCTGGAGGGTCGAAGCGATCGGCCGCCTCCGAGAGCAGGTCGGTGATGTGCTGCTGCAGGATGGTCTGCAGCAGGTGCGGGTCGACACCGAGCTCCGCGGCGATCAGCCCCGACACGCGGGCCGGCCAGTTCAGCAGCGCGTCGCGCATCGCGCCCGCGATCTCGTCGATCGTGGCGTTGGCCTCGGCGACATCGAGCAGCCGGCGCTTGTTCTCGTCGAGCGCAAGCCGCTGTGCCTCGACCTTCAGCGCGAGCTGCGCGACCTTCAGTCGGGCGTAGGGCGTGCCCTCGGCGCCGCCGCCACCGCCGCCATTGGCCAGCGGCGAGCGGGCGGGATCCGCAGTCTCCACCAGGCGGCGTCGGGTCTTGTCGATGTCCCACTGGCCGTCCGGCTCGCGGGCGATGCGGTTCGTCTGCTCGGCCTTGCGGAGCGCCGTCTCGGTGATGCCGATGCGGCGGGCGGCCTCGCGGGTGGACGGCGTCAGCTCGGGCATGGCGGCGACCTCCCGCCGCCCGTGGTGTCCATGACGGGCAAGGGCCCGCTACCTTCCGGTGGCGGGCCCTCGACGCGTCCGACCAGGCCTTCAGGCCGGCAGGTGGTAGATCGTGTAGGACCCGCGGGCGCCCTCCTTGTTCGGGCCGACCTGGCGGACCCGCTCCAGCACCTGCACCTCGATCCCCTGGCGCTTCTTCAGGCCCGCGAAGAATCCCCGCACCGTGTGACCCTGCCAACCGGTGGCCTCGCAGATCTGCGCGATGGTCGCGCCCTCCTCGCGGCGGAGCAGGGCGAGCACCGCCTCCTGCTTCGTGCCCTCGCGCGGCTTGCGCGGCGCGCCCGGCTCGCTGGCGGCGCGGGGCGGCTTGCCGGCCAGGGCGGCGCGGAGGGCCGCCATCGGCCCGTCGAGGGCGGTGATGATATCCGTCTCGCGGTTGGCCTCGTCGTCCCAAGCGGCCAGCACCGCCGCGGCGACGGCGCGCAGGCTCGCGCGCGGGGCGGGCGTGGGCGCGGCCTGGGTCGCCTCAGGCGCCGGGGCGTCTTCGTCCCGCGGCGCCTCCTCCGCCCCGCCCGCGGGCGCCGTGTCCGCGCCCGTCGCGCCGGCCTCCGCGGCGGCGCGGCGCTCGGCGTTGCGGCGGGCGATGGCCTCGGCGCTCTGCTCGTCCTCCTCCGGCGCGTCGCCCGCGTTCGGGTCGATGCCGATGGCGCGCAGCCCGTCGTCGGTGATGCGCGCCACTATCCAGGTCCCGTCCTCATCCTGGCGCCAGCCAAGCCCGACATGCTGCCGCGGGGCGTTGATCTCGATGAGCAGGTTGTTCTTGATCAGGCTGCGGAACACCGCATTGCGGGCGGCCGCCGGCAGGGTCTTCGGCGCGCGGGCGAGGCCCATCTCGTGCTGCGCAGCGGCGCTCAGGATCACGCGCTGGGTGTCGGAAAGCTTCGTCATCGTGCTGGTCTCCGGTGTCGGGTGCCGACCATCGGCCCCTACTGCCGGGAGCCCCGCCGGCGCTGCCGGTCGGGGCCGCGGCGGGTTGTGCCGCGTGCTACTCGGCGAATTCGCCGCGCTTGAAGTAGCAGTCCGTCACGCTCGCGAGCCGGCTGTTCCAGTGTTCGAGGGTGGCGGCCTTGCCCCAGAGGACGTCCTCGGGATCCGCCCCGAAGTGGTCCGCGCTCATCTGCTGCAGTTCGGCGACCATCGCGTCGAAGCGGGCCTTCTGCTGCAGGAAGGCTTCGAGGCTCTTCTGCTGATTGCGGGCGGCGCGGGCTTCGCGGTCGGTCATGCTGGTCTCCGTCGTGTGGTGCAGGGCATCCCCCGCGTGTGACGGACCATTCGCGCTGTGCCGCGCGCGAGCCAAGCGAGATACAGCGTCATCTTATTGCGAAGATTGGCCTTTCCCGATCAGCCCACCATCGCGGCGACGGCCATCAAGCCACACCCTGGCGCGCCGCCAGCCCCGGGCCATGTCTCGACGATGAACAGCGCCAGCACGCAGCCATCCGCCACGATCTACTACGACGGCGCATGCCCGATCTGCTCTCGCGAGATCGCGCAGTACCGCAAAGCGGAAGGAGGTGACCGCCTCGCCTTCGTCGACGTCTCGACCTGCGGCGCCGAGGCCCTGGGTCCAGACCTTTCGCGCGACGCGGCGCTGGCACGCATGCATGTGCGTCGGGCGGACGGCACGTTGGCCTCCGGCGCGGCCGCCTTCGCGGAACTCTGGCAGCAGCTCCCCAAGCTGGCCTGGGCCGGGCGGATCGCGTCATCCGCCCTCGTGCTCCCCGTCCTCGAGGTCGGCTACCACGCCTTCCTGCGGATTCGACGCCTCTGGCGCCGGTGACGTCAGGAAGACGCGGACGTCTGCCGCGCCCACGCGCTCAGGCCGCAGCGGCGCCGCGTGCCGCGGCGATGTCCGCAAAGGCGCGATTCTCGCCGTCCAGGATGGCAGCCTGGCCTGTCGCCTCCTGCCAGCGCCGCACGATGACGTCGGCATAGGCCGGATCGAGCTCGAGGAGCACGGCCCGCCGCCCGGTCCGCTCTGCCGCGATCATCGTCGTACCAGAACCACCGAACGGATCCAGCACCGTGTCGCGCTGCTTGCTGCTGTTGCGGATCGCGCGTTCGACCAGCGCCACCGGCTTCATCGTCGGGTGCAGGTCGTTCCTGGCCGGCTTGTCGAAGTGCCAGACGTTTCCCTGGTCGCGGGCGCCGCACCAGTAGTGCTGCGCGCCGGCCTTCCAGCCGTAGAGCATCGCCTCGAACTGCTGGTGGTAGTCGGCGCGGCCGAGGGCGAAGGTGTTCTTCGCCCAGATGATCGTGCTCGACCACTTGCCCCCGGCCTCCTGCCAGGCACGATGCAGCGTCGGCCACTCGGACGAGGACATGCAGACGTAGCAGGCGCCCTTCGTCACCGAGAGCAGGTTCGCCAGCGCCGGGCGGAGGAAGTCGAGGAAGCCCTGGCCCAGCGCGTCGTTGGCGATGGTCATCCTGGCCGAGGTGCCGCCCTGGTAGGCGACGTTGTAGGGCGGATCCGTGAAGGCCATGTCGGCGAGGCGGTCGGCGCCGAGGGCGCGCTGCACGTCGGCCAGCTTCGTGGCGTCGCCGCAGAGCAGCCGGTGGTCGCCGCAGCGCCACAGATCACCGGCGCGGGTGACGGGAACGGCCGGCGGCTCGGGCGCGTCGTCGGCGTCGTCCTCGAGGCCGGCATCGGCCGCGGCCAGCAGACGGTCGAGCTCCATGCCCGAGAAGCCGAGGACCTCGAGGTCCACCACCGCCTCGTCGCGGATACGCGCGATCTCGGCAGCGAGCAGCGCCTCGTCCCAGCCGGAGTTCAGCGCGATCTGGTTGTCCGCGAGGCGGAGCGCCCGGGCCTGCGCGGGAGAGAGATGGCCGAGCCGCAGCATCGGCACCGAGGTGAGGCCCAGCTGCTTCGCCGCCATGACGCGGCCGTGGCCCGCGATCAGCACGCCCTCAGCGTCGACCAGGACCGGGTTCACGAAGCCGAACTCGGCGATGGAGGCGGCGATCTGCGTCACCTGCGAAGGCGAATGCGTGCGCGCGTTCTCCGCGTAGGGCACCAGCTCAGCCACCGGTACTGCGGAGACGACGAGATCAGGCTTCACTGGCGGTGACCTCCATCCGCGCTGCAGCAACGGCGTCGTAGTCCCGGCCATCGTCGACCAGCGTCACCGGCAGATCGGGATGCATCATTCGCCAGCGAGCGATCGCCAGGTCGACATAGGCCGGCGCGAGCTCGATGGCGCGGACGCGGCGCCCGGTCCGCTGGCCCGCGATGATCGACGTGCCGGCACCGGCGAAGGGTTCGAACACGACATCGCCCTCGTCGGCGTAGGCGCGCATCAGGAAGTCCGGCAGCGCGACCGGGAACACCGCCGGGTGCTCCGTCTCGATGCCGCGCGCCTTGTGCCGGGTGATGCGCAGCACGCTGTCCGGGATACGGGTCTCCTGCACGCCCTGGCCAGCGTGCTGCCACTCCCCGACCGTCCCGTCCTTGGCTCGCAGCCCGCCCTTCTCCGAATTCACGTGCCCGGCCCAGCGGCAGGGGATGATCTTGTTCGGCCGGCGCGGCTCGCGATTGAAGTGGAAGACCAGCTCGAAGGCAGGCGCCAGCCGCCCGTTCCAGTCGCCGGGCAGGCCGGGCCCCTGGTCCCAGGCGTACAGGCCGAAGCGGCGCCAGCCATGCGCGCGCATCCAGTCGAGCCAGCCGGACCAGTAAGGCTGCCACTCGCCATCACGATGGATCAGCCCGAGGTTCACGAGCACCTGCACGTCACGCGCGAGCGCGCCGTCGAGATGCTGGAACACGCCCTGCATCAGCGCGTCCCAATCGGACACGCCACCGGTGGTGTAGTCGCGCTGGTTCCCGTAGGGCGGGCTGGTGAACAGCAGTGCGGCCCGGTCCGCGCCCATGACGCGGGCGACCGACGCGGCGTCGGTGCTGTCGCCGCAGAGCAGGCGGTGCTCGCCGAGCAGCCAGAGGTCGCCCGGTCGGGTGACGGCTTGGCGCGGCGGGTCCGGTTCGGCGTCGGCGGGGTCATCCTCCGCCGCTGCCTCTTCCGTCCCTGCCGCGCCGTCCCCGCCCCCCTGGACCGCGGGTGCCGACAGGGCCTCGGGCGCATCGCCGTCGGACACGGCATCTCCAGCCGCCGCGAGGATGTCGTCGAGCTCCACGGCCGAGAAGCCGATCGCCGCCAGGTCGAGGTCAGACGCCGCCTGCGCCGCGGCCAGCGCATCGCGCAGCAGCGCCTGGTCCCAGGTCGCGTTCTCCGCGATACGGTTGTCGGCGAGCCGGAGAGCCTCCTTCTGCGCACCGGACAGGTGCCGCAGCACGATCGTCGGCACCTTCTCGATGCCGAGCGCGACCGCGGCCTCAAGCCGGCCATGGCCGGCGATCAGCACGCCCCCGTCGTCGACCAGCAGCGGGTTGGTGAAGCCGAAGGCCAGCATGCTGGCCTTGATCTGTTCGATCTGCGCGGCGCCGTGCACGCGCGCGTTGCCGGGATGCGCACGCAGCTCCGCCACCGGGCGCAGCAGGATCTTCGCTGCCATCCAGGGGAGCGTCATCGAACCGTCCGGGATCAGGAGGGGGTGCGAACCATGCGAACCGTGGCTGCGAACCGACGCGGCGGTGGTTCGCAGCCAAGCGATTGAGATCACGGCCGAAGGGTGCGAACTGCGAACCACATTTCGGGCCAGGCGCTAGCGATGTCGCGCGCTTCCGCCCCCCGCATACGCCGGGCCCAGGAAGGACCCTGCGGCTCGCGAGCCACTGTCTCCATGGAGCGACGCTGTGGCTGGTGAGCCACCGCCACCAGCGAGACGCACGCCTCGCCAGTGACGGCAGACAAGCACGGCGAAATCACACCGAGCAATGCACTCCCTCACGCCTGTGCAGATTTTGCAGCAACACCGTCCCGCAGGGCCGACGTTGTTGCGCCGAACGCAGCACGCGCGGGCGGCGTCAGCCCGAAATGCGCGCTGAGGATGCCGAGCGTGCCAAGCAGGATTCCGTGCGCAATCGCAGGCGTGACCGCCCGCCCGTTCCAGCCCTGGCGCAGCGCCCAGTCGCGCACGCTGTGCTCGAGGCCCAGCACGTACCAGGCGATGCTGCCGGAGGGGCTGCCGAAGCCGCCGAGATGCGTCATCGCGCGGGCGACGCGCTCGCGCGCGACGGTCTGGCTCTCGGAGAGCAGGTCTGCCCTGCCGCCTGGGATGCGGATCATCGGCATGGTCCGCACGCGATCGAGCGCAGCGCGCTGGAACACGGCGCGGAAGATCTCGCCTGCCTCGTGCATGTGCGGCGTGATGCTGCCGTTGGCGAGCAGCACACCCAGGCTGTCGACGGCGCGACGGTGCAGGATGGGCGTGCCCGTTTCCGGATCCGTGCCGCGGACGCCCTCGTCGAAGCCGCCGTGCTGCAACCGCCACTTCGAGGGCTTGGAGAGATCCTCGCGCGGCGGCGTCGTGCGCTTCGCCTTCCGCTTACCGGCCATGGCTGTCCCCTCCCTGCCGCCGTCCCCAGCGGCGGTTGGCCTCGTTGGTGATCGCCTGTCGCAGCCAGGGATCGGTGATGTCGTCGACCGGGATCGCGGCGACGCCGTGCCGGTGCCAAGCAGCGGCGCGCATGGCGTTGAGCTCGGGCTCGCTGGTCGGGGTGCGCAGCCGCCCGATCGGACTGCGCGCGAGGGTGGGTGCGCCGGGCAGGCTCATGCGCGGCCTCCCTGTGCGTCGGTGAGCCAGAGCAGGATGGCGATCGCGTCGGCCTCGTTGTCGTCGGCCGGCGCGAAGCCGCGCGCCTGGATCGCTGCGATCATCGCCGCCTTGTCGGCGTTGCCGCGGCCGGTCGCGAAGCGCTTGATGGTGGCAACGGGCACGCCCTCGTAGGCGATGCCGCGTTCCTCGCTCCAGGCGGAGAGGTGGGCCAGGAAGCCGCCGTAGAGGTGCGCGGCGTCGGTGCCGGCGTGGGCGCGGACTTCCTCGAAGGCGATGCGGGAAAGGCTGCTGGCGAGGCCGGCCATTTCCGTCAGCCAGCTGCGGAAGCGGAGGTAGCGCATCCCGCCGCCCTCGAAGCGGCTCGGCTTGAAGGAGATGGTGCCCGAGGTGATGCCCCCGTCCTGGCCGCGCAGCGCCCAGCCGGTGGTGGTGCCCAGGTCCAGGGCGAGGACGGCGTGATGCCGCGGGGCGACGGGCAGCGGCGCGGTGATTGGTGGGCCGCTTGCGCGCGCCGCGGGCATGGGGAGAGTCGCGAGAGCCATCATGGTCTCCGAGAGGGGATCGTCGTGGTGAGGGCGGCGACGGCGCGGTTCTTGGCGGAGCTCGTCGTCGCTGCCCGGCTTTCCGGGATGGTCCCCTCGCGGGCGGCCCGGTGCTGTGCGGGCGGCGCATCACGGCACCCCTTCGAGCCAGGGAGGCGTCGTGGGGGTCTGTGGGGGTCTTTTGTTCGAAGACCCCCCGGCGACAACGCAGCTGTTTCCTGGGCTTTGGGGGTCTTGGGGATCTTGGGGGTCTTCTCCGGCTTCTTCCTCACGCATGTGCGCGCGCGCATGTGCGTAGGGGTTGGAAAAAGACCCCCAAGACCCCCAAGACCCGTCGACCCCGCGGAATTCCTGGCCTGAACCGATGGGGGTCTCGCCGCGTGAGATCCCCACAAGACCCCCAAGACCCCCATGCACGGGCTTCTCTGCAGCGGGTTCGAGGCGCCAGCGTTGCGAATTGTGCAGCACCTTCCCCTGGCGGAGGTGGATCAGCCGGTCGCTGATGCGGAAGGCGCGGTCGCGCAGCTTGGTGAAGGCCGCCCCGAGCGAGACCTTCAGGCCATGCTCGTTCTTCGCGCTGATCGGCAGGCTGGCCTCGGCGCTCTGCGCCAGGCCGAGCAGATCGCTGACGCTGACCTCGGCGCTCCCGAAGCGGTCCCACCAGAGCTGGATGAAGGCGCGCCATGCACCACCCTCGCTGTCGGAGGCGGCGATCACCTCGTCGAGGTTGTCCAGGAAGCCGGTGACGCCCGCGACCTGCAGGATGCCGCCCAGCGTCTGGCTCCATACTTCGAAGCTGCCCAGGCTGCGGGCCCCGCGCGGACGACCAGCGGCAATCCAGGCACGGCAGAGCGTGAGGCAGGCAGCGACCAGCCGCCCGCGCTGAGCGCGGACCCAGACCATGAGGTCGGGATGCCGGAAGCCATCGCGCCGCCAAGGCTGGTCGGTGCGGGCGTCGAGGCGGATGCGGACGAGGCGGCGGGCAATCTCGTGCGAGACGGCCGGATTGTTGCCCGTGGCGACCCAGGCGCAGCGCACCGGCAGCCGGACCATGTCCGAGGCGCCGAGCACGCGGTCCTCCCAGACCGGAGCGGTCAGGGCCGCGGCAAGGGCGGAGCTGTCGAGTTCCTGGCGGAGGTTATCGATTAGGAGCAGCGTTGGCAGCTGGCGCAGCTTTGCGGTGAGACGCTTGCGCCATTCATCCTCGTCGCGCCCCTCCGTCATCACGGATGCGCCGGCGCCGGTGAGGATGGTGGCGATGGCGTCCACCATGAGCGTCGCGCCCGTGCCGGGCGTGGGCTTCTCGATCATATGCAGCGGTGTGGGCGCGTCGATCATCGGCCGCACGAAGCCGAGCAGCAGGAGCGCGAGCGCATGGGCGCGCTCCGCCTCGCCAGTGAAGGGGAAGTCGCCGAGCAGATCGTCGAGGAGGAGGTTGCGCGCAGCCGCAGTCTCGGTTGGCGTCGGCCGCTCCGGCACTGGCGGCAGCACGAAGCCCGGCGGCGGGCGATAGAGCAGCCGGGCGTCGGGGTGGTAGCCGGGCTCGGTGAGCAGCACGCCGCCGCGACCGAGCACAGGCGCCGTGACGATTCCGGCCAGCACTGGCAGCGCCGGGTCAGGCGTGGCGACGAGCGACTTCACCAAGCCTGTCGGCGGCGGGGTGGGCACGAGGTCGCCCTTGGCGTTCGCCTTTCGCCAGTCGGCGAGCTTCGCCAGCATGTGGCGCAGGCGCTCCTCGCGCACGGTGACGGCGACGGGCCGGCCGTCATCGTCGGGCACGACCCAGGATGGCTCGCCGCCGAGACGGAACAGCCAGGGCGAGCGGTTGGCGGACAGCACGAGGCCCCAGGCGCGCGCGGTGGCGCGGTCGAGATTGCCCTCGTCGGCGCGGGCGGTCGGGAGCGGATGCGCGGGCTCCAAGAAGCCGATGGGCAGGTGCCGGCCGGTCTCCGGCTCCTGTGGTGGCGGCTCATGGACGGAACTGCGCATCGCTTGGTCGACCAGCGCGGCGATCGCCTCCGCCCCGTCGCGCCGCAGCATGTCGTTGAAGTCGTCGCCCTCGCGTGGAGGCAGGGCGATGGAGACCTCACGACCATCGAGCCGGAGCTTCGTGGCGGCGGCCTCCGCAGCCCGAATGCCCGCGCCAGACGCATCGTGGTCGGCGAGGATGACGACGCGCCTGGCCTCAGGCGGGAGCAGCGCCTGCTCAAGGCCAGCGGTGGAGAGCGCGGCCCAGACTGGCAACCCGGGGCAGGCCAGCATCGCCGAGAGCCCGGTCTCGATGCCCTCGCAGAGGCCGAGCACACCATGTGGGCCGAGCGGGGCCAGTCGCACCGTGCCGCCACCGCTCCGGCCGAGCACCATGCGCGGTTTCGGGATGTCGGCCTTCCGGACCGCCTCGCCGTCCTCCCGGAGGTAGGTTCGGTGCACGGCCACCACCTCGCCGGCGAGGTTGCGGACCAGCGCGACCATCGCCGGATAGCCGGCGCGGGTCTCGAAGTTCGCCAGGTCGGGATGGAAGAGCAGGTCGGCGCCGTCCGGGACGGAGAGGCCGCGGCCCAGCAGATAGCGCTCGGCCGCTGTCCCACGCAGCGGCTGCGCGTGCTCCAGGATGAAGGCAATGTCGCGGGAAGCGTCGCGCTCGGCCTTCGGCGGGGGCGGCGGCTCCTGGCGCGGAGGGCCTTCGCCGGCCCAGCCGGTCATCCCCGCCGCATGTGCGAACAGCGCCCGGTCTGCGAGACCCGTGCCATGCGCCAGCGTCGAGAGCGGCCCACCGCCATCGCCGCCGTCGAAGTCGTGCCAGTCGCCGGCGCGCTCGCCGCGCAGCATGATGACGCAGGAGCCCGACTGCCGCGGCGGCGCGCCCTGGATGTTGGCCAGCCGCCATTCGTCGCCCTGGCGCCGGCCGTTCGGGAACACGCCCGGCACCCAGGCATTGGCCGTGTCACGCAGGCGCTGGACGATGACCTCGAGGTCGTAGCGCGCCGGTGCCGTGGCCGCGTCGTTCAGGTCAATCAAGCAGCACCAGCCCGCGCTCGGCGCGCGTGATCGCGGTGTAGAGCCAGCGGGCCCGGTCCTCGGGAGTGCGGGAGAGGCCGTCGTCGTAGACGACCACGTTCTCCCACTGGCTGCCCTGCGCCTTGTGGCAGGTGATAGCGTAGCCCCAGGAAGTCTCGATCAGGCCGCGCAGCTCGCGCCAATCCTGCCGCGCGCGATCCGGCTGCAGCCGGACGTGGTCGTCGTAGTGCCCCTTGTAGAAACGATGCCGTCCGGCGATCGCGAGACCATCCTCGGTCGTGACGCTGGCACGGAAGGAAAGAGGGCCGTCATCCTCGATGTCGATGAGGTTGACGAACATCCCGTTGACCAGACCGAGGTCATGCCGGTTCTTGAGGCAGATGATCTTTTCGCTGCGGCCCTCTGGATAGGTGGCCGGAAAGCCAGCCGCCGCCTTCATGGCGCCGTTCAGCCACAGCCTGGTGCTGTTCCGGCCGCAGATGACCTGGCCGCCGCGCAGCATCTGGGCCGCGCCGACGGCGTTGCGCGGCAGCTTCCAGACATGCTCGTCATGTCCGCCGGGTGGGATCTCGATCCCTTGCCGTGCCATGGTGGCGAGCCGGATGATGGCGCTCTCGCCGGCCTGGCGGTGGATCTCGGTCAACACCACGTCGGGCGGCGCCTCGGTGAAAGCGCCGGCGCCCTTGATCGGCGGCAGCTGGCCGGGATCGCCGAGCACGAGGATCGGCTTGCCGAAGGCGAGCAGGTCGGCCGCCATTTCCGGCCCAACCATGGAGACCTCGTCGAGCACGACCAGCGCGGCGTCCCGCACGCGCGACTGCTCGTTCAGCAGGAAGGAGGGCTTGTGAATGTCGGCGAGCCGGAGCTGCAGCTTGCTGATCTGCGTCTCCGCAAAGCCGCGCTCGGCAGGGCCCATGCGGCGCAGATCGCGCTGGAGGTCGAAGAGCTCCTTCTCGACGCGAGCGATCTCCTCCGGCGTCGCCTCCGAGACGCGATAGATGAGGGAGTGGATGGTCGAGGCGGGCGTGCCCTTGCGGGTCATCACCAGCGCCGCCTTGCCGGTGAAGGCAGCGAACAGCACGCCGCCTGACGTGTCGCCGTCGCGCGCCATGGGGTCGAGGCCGAGTGCTTCGATCGCCGCCGCGGTGATCGTGCTCTTTCCCGTGCCGGCGTAGCCGAAGAGCCGGAACACCTGCTGCTGGGTGCGGCGCGTCCGATACCAGTCGACGATGCTGGCGATGGCGGCGGCCTGCTGCGGTGACGGGGTGATGCTCATGCCGGCGCCTCCCAGCAGCGCGTGGCGTAGGGGCAGAGGCGGCACAGGAAGAAGTCGGCGGCCTGGGCGATGCGCGGTGGCAGCTCGCCTGCCTCGGCTGCGCGGAGGATCTCGACGGCGTGGTCCGACAGCCGCTGCGCCTCGCCCGCATCAAAGGGAACGGCCTCGTGGTGCAGCGCGAGCGTGTCGCGGTTCAGCGCGGTGAGCAGCGCCACCTCGAGCCGGAGGTAGGCCATGTAGAGCTGCACCTGCGCGAAGTAGATCGGCTTCGAGAGGCGTAGACCGCGCTTGACCAGGTCAGTCCAGGACTTTTGGCCGAGCGCCTTGTGCTCCCAGAGGGAGGGCCAGCGGAGGCCAACATCTGGCCCGGCGACGATAACGCCATCGGCATGACCACGAAGCTTTCCACCGGCGGCTGCGAACCCGAACTGCCCGCCATCCACGCCACGATCGCGCAGGTCGAAGCCGGCCTGGCGGAGCCAGCGGATGGAGAGCGCCTCGAACTGGTGCCCCGCATCGAAGACGCGGAGGATGCCAGCATCGAAGTCGCGATCCTTCGGCGCATGGGTGATCTCGTAGACCAGCTTGCGGCCGCAAGGCTCGCCAACGCGGCTGCCCCCGAGATAATCGCGCGGCACCTGCTGCCGCTGGCGCGCGAGCAGGGCAGCATCGATGTGCCTGTTGATGCGTGCTGTGATGGCGGCGGCGTCGCTCGGCGGCGCATCGCCCCGCCCATAGACAGCACCGGAGCCGTGGTTCAGGTCGAGCAGCACCGTCACCTCAGAAGGGAATGGGGTCGTCGAGCGGATCGCGCTCGGCTGCCTGGCGCTGCATCGAGGCATGGAAGCCGTCGACACAGGCCTCGATGATGCGGTCGATCTCCGCCGCGCTGCGGTTGTGGAATGGCGCCATGAGCTGCAGCTCGACCAGCACCTCGGCGAGCGGCCGCCGCGCCTCCTTGATCGCGCGCGCCTCCATCTGCGTCTTGTCGATCACGCCATTCGATCTCCGCGCGAGCGCGCCACCGGCGTCGCAGCAGGCCATGCTGCAGAACCGGTGGTGCGGGAACTCGCCGAGCCGCATCTCGTGCACGTAGCCGAAGCCCTTCGCCTCACGGCCGCACAGGGCGCAGACCAGGCGACGAACCTGGTCCTCCGGCGTGGAGCGGGGCAGCGACGTCGGCTTCGTGGCGGGAGCGCGAACCTCCCTTGGCCGGCTCCAGCGTCGTCGGGCCATGCCGCCATCAGCCGTTCAGCCAGGCCGGACCGTTGGCGAGCGGCGCCTGCGGCGGCGGAGGCGCGGGCTGGGCGGGCGGCGCGGCGGCAGGGGCAGCCCATGCCGGGGCGGCGGTCACCGGTGCCCTGGGCGCGCCCGTGTTGGCCCAGGCGGGCGCCGCCGCGGAGGGCGCGGAGGCGGGGCGTGGCGCCCGATGCGTGGAGGGCGACGGCGGCACCACCTCGCCGGCCATGATGCGCGCGTATTCCGGCTCCCCCGGCAGCACGACCCGGTCGAGCCTGTTCTGGTCGCCATACTCGGCGTTGGTCGATGCCTCGACCTTGATCTTGGCGGCGAAGGTGATGCCGGAGAGATCGGCCAGCCCACGCAGCACGCGCTTCGCCTTGGCCGCCTCGCTCATGTCCTGCGGATCGAGGCCGAGGGCGCTGTCGATCATGGCGCGGAAGTTCCCCTTCGAGATCTTCCAGGCGATGGAGACGCCGTGCTCGTCGACCTTCCCGCCCGTGACGGTGAAGTTCTGCCAGAACTTCCGCTTGGCATGCGGGCCGGCCAGCACCGTGAACTCGGCATCGATCATCTTGGTGTCGCCGCCGCTGCGGGAGGCCTTCAGCAGCCCGCGATCCACCTCGCCCTGGCCGTCGATACCGCCGGGGCGGATCACCATCGTCACCTTCGCGAAGGTGCCGTCCGGGATCAGGTCGGAGCTGCGCGGCAGCTCGGCATCGTTCATGTCGTACATCGAGGTCTCCTCTCGGCTCAGGCGATGGGCGCGGCGGGGGCGTTGATCTTGCGGAGCAGTGCGGCGAGGTCGGCGGGCTCGGTCTCGTCGAGCCGGCCGGAGCGGTCCTTGGCCGGCAGCCCGAAGCGATTGCCGGCGCGGCACACGAAGCGCCGCTCGGTGCCGCGCTCGGGGTCGTGGCGCAGCGTGCCGTCCTCCTCCCGCACGAAGAGGGACATGGAGATCACCTGGTCGACGATGCCGGGGAGCTCGCGGCCGGCCTTGCCGCCCTCCATCTGCGGCTGCCAGCTGACCTTGCCGAACTCGTCGGTGTGCTTCTCCAGGATGCCGACCATGATCGTGGTCTTGCCTGGTGCGTGCTGGAGGTGCTTCAGCAGCCCGATCACCTCGCGCGCCATCAGGCCGTAGGCGCCGCGAACATCGGGCTTGCCGGTCTTTTCGGAGAAGGCCTCGGGCTGCTTCTTGGCCCAGGCCATCGCCTGGCGCGTAAGGTCGGTGATGCTGTCCAGGAAGACGATGGACTTGCTGGCGAGCAGCGCGACCAGCTCGGGATGCAGGCCGGCGAAGTGCGTGTAGTGCTGCTGCGAGAAGAACGCCTCCGGCGCTGCGGCAGGGTTCGCGCCGCCAACCAGCGAGGCGAGCACCACCATGTCCTCGAAGCAGCGGACGGGGATGCTGTCGCCCGGCCAGTCCTGGACGGACTTCATCCCGGCCTCGAGGTCGATGCAGACCGTCTCGCTGGGCGCGAGGCGCTTCAACTGCGTTGTCTTGCCGACGCCGGTTGGCCCGAACAGCGCGATCGTGGTCTTGTTGGCCGCGCGCGACAGGCGCTCGTCGGCGGTGACGATGCGCAGTGCCATCAGCGCGGCCCTCCGATGGCAGGGCGGATGCCCGGCCCGTGCGGACTGTCGCGCAGGGCGACGTCGTTCAGGATGGTGAGGCGGTAGCTCGGCTTGCCCGTGCGCACGGTCCGCGCCGGCTCGAAGGCGCCGCGGATGCGCTCGGGCCAGGCGGCGTAAGCGCGCTCCGAGACCTTGAAGGTCAGCTCGACATACTCGCCCGGGTCCTCGCCGCCGGCGCGGATCTGCTCCACCAGCGCGGCGAGGCGCCGCTGGTCCCATTCCACCCGCTTGGGCAGTTCGACAGCGACCTCGACGCTGCCGTCCTCGAAGCGGACGATGCCGGTGTCCTTCCCCGCCGCGGCGCGGGCGCCGACCGCGCGCTGTTCGTAGCGGAGCGCGATGGCGCCCTCGATCCAGTCGAGGGTGCGCTTGGCCGCGTCCAGCGCCTCGCGGGCATCGGACTGGAGCAGCGCGAGCTGCTCGGCCGGCAGGGCGATCACCTCGCCCACCGGCAGGTGACGCAGAGCATCCAGGGTCGGACGGTTGGATCGCGTGTCCATGGTCAGGCGGCCTCCTGCATGGGCGTGGCGGGGACCATGGAGGCGCCAGCGGCGATGGCCGGGGCTGGCGTCGGCTCCGGGATCCGTAGCGCGCGGCGGAGATCCGCCGGCATGGCGGAATGCGGGATGCGCGCGAGGGCGCTGCGCCGCAGCCGCAGGGGGCAGAGATCGGCGATCTCGCACCAGGCTTCGCGCGCCTGGCGCCAGTTGGGCGCGCCATCCAGCAGGAACCGCACCGCCTCCTCGCGCTCCTGCGGCTTGAGGCCGGGCGTGAAGGTGCGGCGCGGGCCCTGCGGCGTGTCGATCATCCGCGGGCGGGCGAGGCGCGCATCGGGGGTGGCAGCGTCCTCCAGCGCGCGGTGGATGACGGCCGCGGCGAGCTGGATTTCGGGAACAGGCAACCGTTCGGACAGCATGCAGCGATGCTCCGTGAAGGGCGGGGACGGGTCGGGCGGGGAGAAGGAGAAGGACGGGGCGGGGCTATCCGTCGTCGGCCCCGGCGCGGGGCGGATCGCCGGTGGCCGCGGGCGTGCCGACCAGGTCGGCGGGGGTGAGCGCGATGCCCTGCGCGGCGGCCAACGCCAGGAGGCGCTGGTGGTGGCGCGCGGGGATCAGACCGCCGCTGCCGCCGCGGTGCTTGGGCAGCGCCCAGCGATGCACGGCGCTGCGGTCGAGGCGAAGCAACTGGGCGAGCGGGCCTGCGCCGCCGAAGCGGGCGAGGACGGTGGCGGCGGGATCAACCGGGGGCATGGGGGATAGGTAGATCGTCCTCCGCGCGCGCTACAATGCACTATTTGCGTGTGACGTGGTTGACCGGCCTGGCATTGCGTATTACGCAACACTATCCCCGGTATCCACAGCTATCCCCATGGACAGCCGGGGCGAGTCGAGGTGGGAGCCCCTCCATGCCGACAGCCCGATCTGTGCGCAGACCGATGCAGCGCGCCGAATCGCCATGCTGACGATTGAGCAAATCCGAGAAGGGCTCGCCCAGCCCGGCAAGTCGCAGAAGGGCCTGGCCGCCGCGATGGGTGTCGACAACAGCACCATAAGCCGGCTTCTGGCGGGCAAGCGGCCGATGCGGGCCCACGAGATCCCCGTGATCCTCGGCTACCTGGAGGCGGGTTCGACAGCGGCCGGGGGACGGGCGCGCGCGATGCCGGAGATCGTCCAGATCGGCGGTGATCGATTCGCCATGCTGCCGGTCTACGACGACATGGTCTCCGCGGGTCCGGGCCTTGAGGCCGAGGACGCGCCGCCCTCCTACCGCATTGCATTCCGGGTCGACTGGCTGCGCCGCGCGGCGCGCGGGAACATCGGCGATCTCGTCGTGCTGACGGTCGACGGCGATTCGATGGAGCCGACGCTGCGCCAGGGCGATTCGGTGCTGGTCGACATGGGCCAGCAGCGGCCGGGCCAGAAGGACGGGATCTATGTGATCCGCACCGATGGCGGGCTGCAGGTGAAACGCGTCGCGGTGAATCCGACCAACGGGCGGATCAGCGTGATCTCGGACAACAAGGACCTGTATCCGACCTTCAGCGACATCCAGCCGGATGCGATCCACGTCATCGGGCGGGTGATCTGGCTGGGGCGCCAGGTCGGGATGTGAGGGCTGCGCGCCCGCTGCAATCAGTGCATTGCACGAGCGGTCGCTCATCTGGCAGCAGCGAGGCATGGCCCGCCTCGCCGCCCAGCCCCTCAACCAGCATCTCCCACCCCACCTCCGCGAGGTCTGCGACCTTCTCGCCCGCGGCCTACTGCGGCTGCGCAGCCGCGCTGCCGAGGAACCCGCGCGCGACGCCGCGGACCGCGGAGAGCAGCCGCTACACTTCTCGGCCACCCAGCGCCTGCATGCGAACCGGACCAACCGGAGAGACGCATGACGCGCACGACGAAGCCCAAGCCCGCCACCCCGCCGGCGTTCACCGCACCCGCCATCCCACCCGCCGACGTGCTGGGCCGGCTCGCCTCCCTCAAGACCGCCGCCACGCCGGCACTGAAGCAGCAGTGGCGGGAGCTCTTCGGCACCGAGCCGCCGCCCTACAATCGGCGCTTCCTGGAAAGCCGCCTGGCCTATCGGATCCAGGAGCTCGCCTATGGCGGCCTGAAGCCCGAGACCCTGGCCCGCCTCGAGGCGCTCGGCGAGCAGCTCGACGGGGGGAAGGTCACGATCCGCCGCATGCGCGGCGACGACAAGCCGATCGCCGGCACGCAGCTGATCCGCGAGTACCAGGGCGTCGAGCACGTGGTGACCGTCACGCGCGCCGGCTACGAGTACCAGGGCCAGCCCTACCAGTCGCTCTCCGCCATCGCGCGCGCCATCACCGGCACGCGCTGGAATGGGCGCGTGTTCTTCGGGCTGCGCCCGAGCCGGAGCGCGGCATGAAGCGCGACGCGAAGCCGGCCGGTGCGATGCTGGCCACCGTGCGGAAGCTCCGCTGCGCGGTCTATACCCGGAAGTCGAGCGAGGAAGGCCTCGACATGGAGTTCAACTCCCTCGACGCCCAACGCGAGGCCTGCGAGGCCTTCATTGCCAGCCAGCGCGCCGAGGGCTGGGTGCTGGTGCGCGACCGGTACGACGACGGCGGCATCTCCGGCGGCACCCTCGAACGCCCCGCCCTGAAGCGGCTGGTCGCCGACATCCAGTACGGGCTTGTCGACGTGGTGGTGGTCTACAAGATTGACCGCCTGAGCCGGTCGCTGGTCGACTTCACCAAGCTGGTCGAGGTGTTCGACGCGAACGACGTCACGTTCGTCAGCGTGACGCAAAGCTTCAATACCACTACCAGCATGGGCCGGCTCACGCTGAACATCCTGCTCAGCTTTGCGCAGTTCGAGCGCGAGGTCATTGGCGAGCGCATCCGCGACAAGGTGGCGGCATCGCGCAAGCGCGGCATGTGGATGGGCGGCTACGTGCCCCTCGGTTACGACGTCCGCGAGCGGAAACTGGTGGTGAACGACGCCGAGGCCGCGCTGGTGCGGCGGATCTTCCAGGGCTTCGTGGGGTTGGAGTCCTGCACCAAGCTGGTGCAGGTGCTGCGCGACGAGGGTGCGACCACGAAGCGGGGGCGCCCGCTGACGAAGAGCGACGTCTACCGCATCCTCAGCAACCGCGTGTACCTGGGCGAGGCGGTGCACAAGGGCACGGCCTATCCAGGCGAGCACGACGCGATCGTCGGTCAGGCGCAGTGGGATGCGGTGCACGCCATCCTACAGGTCAGCCCGCGGGTGCGGGTCAACCAGACGCGGAACACCACGGCGCCACTGCTGCGCGGGCTGATCTTCGACAGCGAGGGGCGCGCCATGTCGCCCAGCCACAGCCGCGGCCGGGGCGGGCAGATGTACCGCTACTATGTCAGCCAAGCCATGCTGAAGGGCGGTGCCACCGAGCGGCCGGCGATCGCACGCCTCCCGGCCGGGGAGATCGAGGCGGCGGTGGTCGCCCAGGTCCGCGCGCTGTTGCGGCAGCCCGAGATGGTCGTAGGCACGTGGCGGGCGGCGCGCGCCACGGCGTCGGACGTCACCGAACAGGAGGTGCTGCTGGCGCTCGAGCAGATCGAGCCTCTGTGGGACGAGCTCTTCCAAGCCGAGCGGGCGCGCATTGTGCGACTGCTGGTGGACCGGGTTGACGTCCGGGCCGAGGGAGCCGCGGTGCGGCTGCGGCTGGACGGGCTCGGCGGCCTCGTGCGTGACCTTGCCGCCCAGGCGTCCGAGACCCGGAGGGCGGCTGCATGAGTGAGGCTGCGCAGATCCTCACGGTAGTCATCCCGCTTCGGGTGAAGCCGCGGAGTGCGCGGAAGGCGATGGTCACGCCCGGCGTGCTGGCGCTGGAGCGCCGCCAGGACGCAACGCTCATCAAGGCGGTCGCCCGGGCCTACCGGTGGCGACGGATGCTGGAGGCCGGGCGGTTCGCCACCATCAACGAGCTCGCCGCCGCCGAGAAGATCAACTCGTCCTACGTCTCGCGCGTGCTGCGACTGACGCTGCTGGCGCCGGACATCGTGGAGGCGATCCTGGATGGGCGGCAGCCAGAGGGGATGATGCTGCCGAGGCTGATGGAGCCGTTCCCGGTGGCGTGGGTGGATCAGGCCACCGCCTTATCCAACGCTTAGCCGAAACGAAACTCGCCTCACAGGCGCCAACCGCCAGAATAAGGGTTTCTAGTCGCGCAGTCGCTGCCGATCGGTAATGGGAGGAAGGCTGCACCCTTTTCAGGGCAGCATTTCCTCAACATAATGCCGCCAGAACCAGCGTATCGTCTCGGAACCTCGGGGGATGGTTCTCGGAGGCTTGAACCGCCCCGGGTTTGCCGGAGGCCCTAACTCCTGAGAGTAAGGGTCTAGGATGAGCAAGACGACGAACAAGTTTTCCCCTGAGGTTCGCGAGCGGGCAGTCCGCCTGGTGCTGGACCAGGAAGGCGAGCATCCCTCCCGGTGGGCGGCGATCACATCGATAGCGGCGATGATTGGCTGCTCGGGTCACACGCTGCTGGAGTGGGTGAAGAAGGCCGAGGTGAACAGCGGCAAGCGTGCCGGCATTCCGGTCGAGGTGGCTGACCGGCTGAAGGCGCTGGAACGAGAGAACCGGGAGCTGCGGCAGGCCAACGAGATCCTACGCAAGGCTTCTGCATATTTTGCCCAGGCGGAGCTCGACCGCCCGTTCAAGCGATGACCAGCTTCATTGATGAGCATCGTGGTGAGTATGGGGTCGAGCCGATCTGCCGGGTTCTGCCGATCGCCCCATCCACCTACCATGAGCGTGTGGCACAGCGCCGCGATCCGTCGCGACTGTCGCCACGCGCTCAGCGCGACGAGGCGATGAAGGCGGAAGTGCGCCGCGTGTTCGACGCCAACTTCAAGGTCTATGGCGTGCGCAAGGTGTGGCGGCAGATGCAGCGTGAGGGCTTCGATATTGCCCGCTGCACGGTCGAACGGCTGATGCGTGACCTCGGCCTACAGGGTGTGATCCGTGGCAAGCCAGTCAGGACGACGGTGAGCGACAAGGCCGCGCCCTGTCCGCTCGATCAGGTCAACCGGCAGTTCCACGCCCCAGCGCCGAACATGCTCTGGGTCTCGGACTTTACCTATGTCGCAACCTGGACCGGGTTCGTTTACGTCGCGTTCGTCATCGACACGTTCGCTCGCCGGATCGTTGGCTGGCGCGCATCGCGGACTGCCCATGCCAGCTTCGTGCTTGATGCTTTGGAACAGGCACTTCATGATCGCCGACCGACGCGCCGCGGCGGTCTCATCCATCACTCTGATCGCGGTAGTCAGTACGTCTCGATCAGATACTCCGAGCGCCTTGCCGAAGCCGGGATCGAGCCATCCGTCGGCAGCGTCGGCGACAGCTATGACAACGCTTTGGCCGAAACGATCAACGGCCTCTACAAAGCCGAGGTCATCCACAGGCGCGGGCCATGGCGCAACTTCGAGGCCGTCGAATACGCCACGCTGGAGTGGGTCAACTGGTTCAACCATCGGCGACTGCTCGAGCCCATCGGTAACATCCCGCCTGCCGAAGCCGAGGAGCGCTACTACGCCATGCTGGACGACACACCCATGGCTGCATAA